CACCAGCTAAAATAGCTACTGTAGCCCCTTCTAAGTGATTAAGGCCGCTAACCTCCGTGGTAGGTGAACCATCGTAAGTAAGCCCGCTATCAACAAAGAATGCATAATTAACATCATCGCCAAACTCAATCGACTTTATGTACTCCACATGGCGCACGACCTGCCCGTTGACAGTACGCTTCACAGACAAATAAACCTGGTCTTCTGAACCGCTGGGAATAGCTGTGATGCTTTCAACAAATCCATCCCCGCCTAAGTCGTGGTCATGCCAAGCAATAGCAGCATTAGCACGGTCATAAGTCAGGCCAACCAAACGTCCATCACTATGTACAAACCACAAGACAAGTTCTGGTTCCTGTTGCCAAATCATGTCTACTAGACCGCCGCGAGGAATGTGGTCTGCAAGGATGGTGAGGTCAACGCCAAGCAAACCGTCTGTGTCCAAGTCAAAGGTAATTTCCTTTACCTTCTCCTGGCCCTTTTGGATAATGATGGTGCTGTTGCCAGCCCTCACAGGACGCACGGGAGATGTGCCGAAGGTTGTTTCCCGCAAGACGTTTATGTTTGTAGGCGATACTGGTGTAGAACCTGTACCACCGGATAAAGTAAATTCTGCGCTGGTTGTCAGGACTTGCAAGAAACGCGCTGGCAAAAGATGCCGGATAACGTTTACCTGGTCGGATGCAATCGTGATGTTTACTGCATCGTCATCATTCGTTCCTGGAGTATGGTTCTCAAAATCGGCAGAAACAGAACCGAACACTGTCTGAGGCCGCGCAGTAGTTCCAGCAAAGTAAAGCCGTTCCTCATAGAAAGCCAATGCTTTTGGATACCCTTGGTCTCCACCAAACGCGCCAAGCGACCATCTTTTTGTAGCGTTAGAAGAACCAACAACGTGGTCAGGCAAGTTGCTATTCCCAAATGAATCTTCTTTTACTGTAGCCGTAACCGTTGTTGAGTTTGTGAAAGCGGTTATTTCAACGTAACCTGTAGCATCATGGTCGTAACGCCAAGTAATCGCACCATATGTTTCTGTGCCTTCTAGGTGTACTGGCGGTGTGTTGCCTGATGTTTGGGTGCTACCCGTTACCTGAGTGTATACATGACCGTTATAACGAACAGTTACGCCGTTATTATAGCTTGTGTTTGCTTCCCACAAGTCATGTTCAATCTCAAGCACCTCACGGAAACGTATGTAACGCCCCACATCCGCAGCGGTAAACAGTGACGCTGATGCGGTTATTGTTACTGTGCCAGTTTGTGCTGACGCATAAAGTGTTGTTGATTCGATGTTCTCATCAAGGTATGGGCCATCGACAAAATCAATATCCTCTAGCAAGAAGCTGGTGGCAGTTGTCCTTGTTAGCTTTGCTGGCGCATGGTCTTTGTGTGCTAGGTACAACACATCGGCAGACTGCGCGTGGTTAATTTCAAAAACGTCCGTGACTGAATATGTTGTTGCTACCTCAACAATATCGGATGCAGTACCGCCGCTAACATAAGCATTAAACGCAGTACCATCTATACCCAAAAGGCCAAACTGGTCTGATATAGAATCTACGCTAGTAGAAGTTGACGTTTCGGTACTTGTGCCGCCAGTCAACGTCTCACCAGACACGAAACTTCCAGATACAGATTCCAAAAGCATTGTAGTGCCGTCATCAGAAACATACGTTCCAGTCGCACCTGATGTGCCGCCGGTTATTGTTTCCCCAGCCAGATAAGCCCCAGATAGGCTGGTAAAATCAATTTCGTAATATTGGATGGTTTCAAATTCACGGTTGTTTACTTCTTCCGTGCCATCTACGCCTGTGATAAATATCCTGTCATTTGTTGTGTAACCATGTGAAGCAATAGTTACCGCAACGGGATTTGTTTGTGTAATCCCTGTGATATTTTGTGAGTTTGTCGTCAGTAACGCCCCATCCTTGTAAAAACGGATATAGTTGTTGCCGAACTCAAGCACATAAGCCTGTTCATCTGAATATTCAAAGTTGATTAAGCGTATTTCACCACCATCTTTTGCACGTCCGGCAAAGTATGTACCTGGTCTACGGGTAGCGCCGCCTGATGGATACACTAACATGTTGTTCAATGTTTGCGCAGCCTCAGCATACTTCTGAAGGTCAATGCGACCCTCTAGCTTAGGCGAAATCTCACCAGCGCGGAAGTTGGTGACTATGCTTGAGATACGGGCCATGACTAGAACCTAATGTTTGTATAAGTGTCTGCGACTGGCTGTTCTGGGTATCCCTCCATTGCGTCTATTGACTTTGCTTCCCGTAATACTTGCTGATATAGCGCTTGCATTGACTGTGCTACAGTTGTGCTGCCAGTAATAGCATAGGCTGTTTTGGCTGCTAACTGGTGGGCGATTGCAGACGACAACAGTGAGTCAAAACTCTCAGTGTCCTCAATGCGCCGGATATAAACAATCTTACAGATGTTCTCGTTTGAAAGTATCTTGCGTCCCTCAATCTTATACATCACGTTGCTGTCGTAGGCGGCGAGTTCATTGTCTACGTTAGAGTCCCAGAACGAAAGAACGCGAAGGCAGAACGGGTCAGTAGGCAGAGTATATTGATATAAGAAACCAAATGATGGTGGCGCTGAGTCTTGCGGCAATGAAGCGCGAGTAACTGCGGCGTTCCAAGGGTGTGCGCGTAGTACAGAATCACGGACTGTCTCGTAGTTACGGTTACACAGTCTGGCTTCTTTGGAGTTTTGCGTAAGAGATGTGATTGTTGCAGCACCCAACAAGTCCATTGCTTCATTACAAATATCAACTACTGATGGCATGGTTTACTAGCCTTTCAACCCTTATTAGCACACCGCGACTAAGATTATCTTCTCCACCTGGAAATTCGCCGCGGTTCTTATATGACTCTCTCGCTATGTGTTTCAATTTGTCTGTAGGCAATAATACCACAGTTTCATCATCAAGTACGAATGCCCAATGCGTTGCCTGTGTTGTCGCCAGTCCAGACGGCTTTCCTCTACAAAAAAACTCCACAAACACATTCCCAGTTTGTGAAGCCCTAAAATCTCGTTTCACCTCTATAGTGTTCCCACTAAGTATGTCGCCTAACCATTGTTCAGCTAATTGACCTACTTCTAAATCCCAGCGGAAATCCCCGCATGGCTTCATCATTTGCCCCTCCATTGTAGAAAAGGAGGCGGCGAACCGCCCCCTTTATAGTGCTTAGTCAGGTGACTCATCACAGTCGATTTGTACAACCTTAGCTTCTTCCATGCGAACCGCACCAAGGGTCATGCAATAGTAAACTTGAGTTGCATAACTCTTATCAGCGCGCTCATCAATCCGTGCAGACACATCTTTGCCGAGGCCAAGAGTGATGCCGTCTTCTGCCCATGCAAAGCAGTTACGGACATCATCTGTCTCAGAACCGTCGCTTGTTGTCAGGCGGTTTGACATGATGAACTTGAAGCCCATGAATGTGTCCAACTCGCCCTGTACAAGTGCTTTGATGGTGTTGAAGTCGCTGCTTGTTACAGTTGTGTCGGCAAGCAAAGACTGAATCTGGCTTGGGCCTACAGCAATGTAACGCTGGATTGATGGGTCAACATCGCCTGAATCAAGCAAGAACTTTGCTTCGCGCAGCTTTGCAAGAGTCAAGTTGGTGTTGCCGTTGGCGATTGAATTGGTAATGGTAGCAGAACCAGAACCTGTCTCACCAGTTGCAGCAGTGCCGAGTGCAGCGGCGATGATTACATCGTCCATTGCACGACCCATAGCAGCAGCCGCAGCCATTGCGTAAGCTGATGTTGGGTCAATCAGCATGCGAACCTTGTCTTGGTCATCAATCAGGTCTGCATACTCGTAGTCGGCAAGAGTCAGACGACGCCGTGAGTGTGGGGTGTCAATCTGTGGGGTATCAGCATGACGGGTTGTACGAACCTGTGCTGTAGCTGAACCGATTTGGTCAATGAAGGCATTTTTGCCAACAACATTCTCAATACGCACCGCATCACGCAGACGAGAACCCATCTGC